TCCATTTGTTTTCTTAATGTGTAAATAAACGTAATACATAAGTTACGGTCTAAAAGTAATTTTATAATCTTCTAATCTTCGCAACCATCCTGTCAAAAATTTAGCGTTTTTACCTGTTCCTATTGCGTAAAAGAATCTTTCTCTCTCAGCAGTTAATGCGTCAAATAACTTACGAGGTTCAATTGAATTAGCAAGTAGTATTGTTTTAGGTCCTATTAATCCGTCTACATCGCATTGTAATCCGCAATGATTGATAGCTACCTGTAAACTTTTAACTGCTTGTCTTGCTCCTGAACCCCACGCCATACCTGTTACAAATACTGCAATGTTTTGAGAGTTGTAAGCATCACCTCTAACGCCATCCCAATATCCTTTTTTGAATATCTTAAACCAATCTTCTGCGTTCATTAAATAAAATCTTGCATCATTATCAGTTCCGAAAAAAGACGCCCAAGTTTTATAAGTTACTCCTGCGTTTGTATGATATCCCGTTTTTCCCTTGTAAGGAGTTGGACAAGGAAAGCTAGAAGCTGAGTCTGATTTATCTCTACTTAAACCGCCTTCCCACTTCTTAGTGAACTTAACGTACTTTTCTATTATTGTCATAAATTGTTTTGTTTTAGAACAATCGAATGTTCTATTTTAAATCATCTAAGGTTTCTTTACCTCTTTTGGCAAACTTAACAAACTTATCCCATACATTAACTCCTGTAACTGAAAAGTAACTTTCGTTGATACTTTTTACTTCCGTGTAAACGCAGAATGTAGTAAACGCTTTTGTCATCAATAAATCAATAGCAATGAAGTGTCCTAAAATATCCGCTACAACGTATTTTTCTAGCAAGAAGATAAACACAATAGCACCACTATACAAAAGGCTCTTAGAAATGGTGTGAGATAGTCTACGAGAGCGAATTGATTTCCATCCGCTTTTTTTAACTGAACGCCAAATGCCGAAACCTGTGTCAAGTATGATTGCAAAGACTGCGATTAGAACTAGTGGCTTTACAGGTGTTAGAATCGTAAGCACCGAAAACACGAAGAGAGAGAGTTTAGTTTTCATTTTACTTGTTCGTGTTTGTTTAGTTTAGCTAGAAAAACACGAAGCTTCTCAACATTAGTTTCTTTAGGTTTGTAAGCACCTAGTTTAATCCGTTTTTTCATATGTACCAACCTGTATAGTTATTCATTGAATCAGGGAAGATATCATTGTTCTTGTTAGAACGATACTCAGGAAACAACTGCTGATTGAAAGACATATAGTCAATAAACCTTTGTGTGTAGTTCTGAGCAATACTTCTTTCCTTTTCAAGTAAATAGTCCACTTCGTTTTTATCTACGTTCTCAGAGTTCTCAGACGAGTGTTTGTAAACTCCTTTGTTTGCAATCGTGTAAGCTGCAAAAGGCAAATATTCTACCATTCCCCAATGAATCAACATAGGCTTAACAAATGAAACCACCAAGTTTAAATAGTTACCTGCAAGAGTTCCTGCAATAATATCCGCTTGTAGCTTTTGGAATAGTTTTGTACCTAAGTAATTCTGAATATGAATGTCTTGAGCAATCTTGATAAATTGTATAAACTTGTCCGTATCTACATTGCCATTTAAAGCCGTGTACTTAACGATATCTTCTCTAGTTATAAATAGTGCTTCTGCCATTAGTTAAATCGTTTGTTAGTTGGTAAAAATCCTTGATTTGGCATATCTACGGGACGCATCGCAACTTGCTGAGGATTTCTCACTCGGTAACCTGCTTTCTCTGCTTTGTTAGTGCTTATTGTTTTTGCATTAGGACTTAACGGGTCAATTCCACGTCCTTCTTCAAAGGCAACGAATGTTTGACGCATCCATTTATGATGACAAGCACCTCCACCTTTGTAAAGGAAAATATCATAGGTATCTGCACCTCTTGCTCCCCAACCTGCGTTAACTACTTCTCTGCTCATTCTTTGGATATCCTCTTTGCGATAAACTTTATTTGCAGCTACCATTTTTTTGCAGAACTCACGAGTATTGTCTTTTACTCCTCCATCGTATCGGTAACGTGTAATGAACTTGAATCCATCAACAGTTTTATCTTGTTCTGATTTTGCTCTAGGATTAGCAGTACCTGTGCTTACAAAATTGTAAACTTTAGACAATAAAGATTGGCTAGGATTGTTAGCATTTTCAATCTCTAAATCTATTGCGTCCTCTTGGTCGTAGTCAACTTCAAATTCATCAATTAAAACCCAATCCTCACTTGGTTCTTCACCACATTCAATAAGAGCATTAGCAATTTCTTTATCCATTTTGCTTAACTGCGTTCCATCTGTTCCTGTTTCCTCAGCAACTTGCTCTGCAGTTTGCGTGTTCTCTAAGTCCACGAACTCCAACGGTTGTAATGTACGGAAGAATAGTTTTAAACTGATTCCGTTAAATGCTAATATTTTATCAATTGATTCTAAGATTTCCTCTTGGAATGGACGAATAACCATATTGTCAAACAAGATAGCAGAGTTTTTAAGCTCGTCTGCGTTGGAACTGAATCCATTTGAACTAGCAACCCCAAATAATAGCGGAGAAGTAACGTTATGACCTAACATAATCTTGCGTAAACACTCCTCAGATAAGTAAGTATAATGTTCAGGAGCATCGTTTAAAGGAATGTCATCTACGGTAGTTTTAGATTCTGCATTGTCATTAAATGCTACGATTACTTTTTGCCCTCTTGAACCTGTTAGCTTGTTCATTACTTTAGAAGTAATCATTGACTGCTGCTCTTCAGTAGGCACTCCGTTGTTAAAATTAACTACTTTAGTTCCTGAGAATCCGTTTTGAACTTCATTGATTAAGTAATCAGCTATTTCCTCCTCAAGTAATGCATATGGAAGCGAACCTTGATAGTCAACATAACTATAATACTTCATCCCTACTGAATAAGGTTTGAAATAAACAATTTCTATTTTTTCTTTTGACGTTCCGTAAGCAGGTATTCTTTTAGGTGGGTATTTTTTAACGTCTGTCCAATCATCAGAATAGTAATATCCTTCGATTTCTCCGTCTTTATTACATTTCTCAGCACGAAGTAAGTTTACAGGAATATGATATGACTTTAAAATCTTGTCGTGTTTGTCGTTGTAATGAACTTGCCAAGCGTATTGACCTAACATTTTTCTGTCAATAATAATTTTACGCACATCTTCGGCACTAAATAACGCCATCATTTGAGCATACTCAGCAGGTTTTTTATTTGCGTCTAAAGCAGATAGTCCTTTTCCGTAAATAAGACGTGCAATGTTGTTTATAATTGCCGAATTCGTAGTTGAGTTCGTATATCTATCTATCAAAAACGAATAGTAGTTATTGTCCTCACCGTATTCCACCCAATTATCACGTTTGGATTCTTGGATTACAGGCGTTGTGTAAGCACTTAGGCTTAAGATATGTAAGTTATCACTCATAAACTATGAAAGTGTTTGTTGTGGCATTAGAAGTATATGTTCCGTTATTTACGGAGAATGTTGCAATAGATTGATTAGTACAGAAAACTTTATCCTTGTGACAGATAGTTGCACCGTTTGAAAGCAATAACGTGTAAGTGTGATTATCTACTAAAGCAAATGTTGCAGTAATCGTGTTTACATAGCCACCTTGAGTTGAACTTGTAATGCCAACCGTAATAGTTACATTTGTTTGTTCGTCCGTAATTGACATCGTAGTATAATTCTCAAAGCGAGGAATAAAACTAAAGGTCTGAGCTGATGTAGAAGGCGTTAATACTATCATAGTATATAAACCTTAATATTTGAATTTTGTTGCAAATAAAAAAGGGTAGCCTAAGCCACCCTCTTAAAATCTAGAGATTAGAATACTATGAGTTAACGATAGTTGTAGTTGCTCCGAATACTCCCGTAGAACCAATTAAACCTGCTTCTGTTGTAGCGTCTAATAGATTAGCAAGGATTTTCTCAGTTCCAACGAATGTCAAAGTGTAACCAACTAGGTCACCCATTGCAGTTCCGTTTGTTACGTTTGCAGTAGTTAACTCCATTCCGTGCTCAATACCTGCAAGGAAGAATTGGTTGTTACGTGTTTTGATTACTACGTTAGGACGTCCGTAAGACAATAACTTAACTGTTTTGTGTGTAGCAGCGTCTTGTTTTTTCAAAGTAACTGACAAAGTTTGCTCTACAAATGATGTTCCGTTTTCACGTGAAGTTGTGATTACTTGGTCAAATGTATTAGTTCCTTTCAATTGGTATTTGTAAAGTGAAGTTACGTTAGCAATTGAATCAATCGTGTCTGTTGATGTAACATAAGTTACGTCTGCAGGAAAAGAGTAATCTCCGAAATTGATGAAATAAATTGCGTCAATTCCGCCTACTACATCTTTACATACTTCGAGTCTACCTGTTGTTATTTCGCACATATTTTGTTGAAAATTAAGGGTTTATAAAAAAGGGAGGAGCGTTAACCCCTCCCTAAATTGTTTTTTTATTAGCTAATTTTAGTTAGCAGAGTTTGTGATTCCGTAAGTAACTACGTCTGATGCAAAACCGTATTTAGCATCTGCAGTGAAACGCATAATTACACGTACATTTTGTGAACCATCCAAATCTCCCATATCTAAAACTTTCACTTCATTCATATCGTTCAATAATCCTGTTGCAAAGTACAAGTTAGATTTTTGAGCAAGTAAAGCAGTATTAGAGTTCAATCCGTTAGCCATAAATACACGAACACCGTCAAAGAATACATCACCTAAAGTTTGGTTTGTTCCTTTGTTGTCGTAACCATTAGCACCAACTCCTGAAGCAGCAAATCCACCCAAAGCACGTACATAAGCACGGTAGATGTTATTTGATACATACAATGTCAAATCTTCTTTTCCGTAGATAGCAGAAGGAGCAGCATCAACGATTTTACCTAACTCAGCAATAACGTTAGCAGCAGTAACCGTAGTACCTGCAACTTCTTGAGCAGATGGCAAAGTAGCATCAGTTGTAAGTTGTGTCATAATACCTGCGAATTGACCTGCAGTTGCGTTAACACCTCTCCAAATAGATACTTCCATTGCAGCAGCAACTTTCTCAGCAGCGTGTGCCAATAAGAAGTCTGTAAAGTTTTTCGGCATTACTTCAAATGCTGAATAACCCATTGCGATAGCTTCCCAATCGGAAACGAAATCTTTTTTACACAATTGTAAGTTAACTTGGAACTCCTCAGGTTGAAGGATTTTCTCAGTTAAAGTAATTGTAGATGTAGCATCAAAATCACACGTTGCGTTAGCGATGATGTCATCCGTAGCAACACGTTTGATAACTTGTTTGAATTTAACATTAGGAACGATAGTGATTCCACCTTTGTCCAATGTTGGTGCAGACAACAACGCTGCTGCGATGTATTTTCCTGCGAACTCACCTGCGTAAGTTGTAGTAATGCTAGTTGTAGTAGCC